TCTTTGCTCGGTTCTTCACGGGCAGAGGCGACCAGTTCGCAGCGATAGTGCTGGGTCTGAAGTCTCCCGAAGACATGGCGAAGGCTGCGCAGAGCTTTGCTGACCACATCCGGGCTTACAAAAAAGACCCGAACGGATATACTGGCACTTATTGATAAGTGTAGATACTTTTGCACAGGAGCAAATTATGGATGCGAGCTTGCCGTGGTTGCTACTTTACTTGGTGATGACATCTGACGTGAATCACAACTGGTTCGTTAAAGAGATGAGCCAGGGGATGCCGTCGCACATTGTCTGCATGAGATCGGCGAGAGAACTGGAAAAGATGGCAACGGCCCGGCGACACTTCATAAACGTGCGTTGCGAGCGCAACCCCGATGCTACGCCCACACCTTAAATCGTTCACTGAAGAAGACGCCATAGTCGAAATGCTGAAGCGCAAACGCGCTCAGGAATCACTGCATAGTTTTGCGCTGAACATTGACATTCCTGGTGCACCGATGGATGCGCTTTGTCCGGACGAGGATCTGATCGGACCGGCGCGCGACTTGATGACAATACATCACTCGCATATATTGGAAGCCACGCAGAACTGCATGAACACTCCGTTCGGGCGCCTGATGGTTTTTGCGCCGCCAGGAAGTGCGAAGTCTTCATACATACCCGTCGTCGCCGCAGCCTGGGATATGGGACGTAAGCCCAAGTCTCGAATAATCCTCGCGAGTTACGCCGATAAGATTGCGAAGAAACAATCGCGGCGCTGCATCCAACTCTGCAAGTCGAAGCGCTACCAAAACATTTGGGATGACACGCCACACTTGATACGTGACGCGACGGAAGACTGGGCGCTCAGCAACGAAAGCGAATACATGGCAGCCGGCATCATGTCCGGCATCACCGGCAACCGGGCGAGCGGGGTCGTGATTGATGACCCTGTCGCCGGGCGCGAGGAAGCCGACTCGCCGACAGTTCGTCAGAAAACACTCGACGGCTACCAGGATGACATCATGACTCGGCTGCTTCCGGGCGCGTGGGTCATCATGATAATGACGCGATGGAATGAGAGTGACCTTGCAGGTGGAATTCTTCCGGATGACTATAACGGCGAAACTGGGTTCGTTAGATGCAAGGACGGCATGGACTGGTACATTCTTAACATACCAGCGAAGTGCGAGAGGCCGGACGATCCGCTAGGCCGACCACTGGGCGAGTATCTCTGGCCGGAATTCTTTCCGGCGCGACACTGGCAGATGTACGAGAACGCACCCGGCAAAGAAGGCCGACGCGTGTGGGCGTCGTTGTACCAGCAACGTCCAGCGCCAGAAGAAGGCGGCGACATTGATCGTTCAAAGATTAAGTGGTACTCACCAGGGAATGCGCCGCCATACGAAGTGCTCGGGCTGTACGGTGCTTCCGATTACGCGGTCACAGAAGGTGGCGGCGACTTCTCGGAGCATGGATTGTTCGGTTTGGCTGGTGACGGCGATCTGTGGGGACTTGAGTGGTGGTCCGGACAAAAATCTACTGACGATTCAGTTGATGCGATGCTTGACATCGTCGCGAGTCTTCGCCCGCCAAACATCGCTCGCATGTGGTTTAACGAAGGTGGTTTGATCGACAAGGCTGTGCGGCCCCTTATAAATAGAATGATGAAAGAGCGGCGCGTTTATGTCGATGTCCGGGCGCTACCCTGCATGAAGGATAAGCGCGCAAAGGTGGCAGCGTTTGTCGCGCGTGCGAACGCCGGGCACGTGCATCTGCCGGACGTTCCGTGGGCGCACAAGCTACTCGATCAGATCGCTACGATGAGTTCTGGTGGCCGGTTTGACGATATGGCGGACGTGGCCGGGCTCATTGGCCGGGCGATAGACCAGTTCCGCGAAGTGCCCCGCGTAGCGCTTCCGCAGAAACCAGTCATTAAGCCATTCACAGCGAAGTGGATCGAGTGGGAAGAAGACCAACAAAAACCAGCAGTTAGATATCGATAGGCAGTGCCGTTGACGTGTCGGCGCTGATCCCTGTACAATGCTCCGCAACTGACCGAGGACAGATTTCATGGCCGATTTTGAAGTAACAGGCGACGAGGGCAGAACCCCCGACGACGAATCCGAAAAAGAAAAACAGCTCATCAAGCGCCTGCTAAAAGCGTACAACGCAGCACGAACATTCGATAAGGATGCGCGTAAAGAGTATGCGCACGATCGCAAGTTTGCGAGCGGCAAAGCTGACAAGACGTGGGCGGTCGATGCCAATTACATCGGCACGTTTATCGACATTCTTATCAGCTTTCTATACGCGCAAGATCCAAGTGTCAGTGCGCTACCCACCGAAAAAGTTGGCACGACTCCGGACGAAAACGACGAGATGTTCGCCGATACCCTTCAACTGGTGATCCGTCTTTTGTGGAAAAATGCGAAGCTGAAAAAGTATTTTCGCAAGATGCTGCGTTCTTCCTTGTCAGTCGGTCCTGGCTGGCTGAAAGTCATCATGACGGTTGAGAAGCGTAACAACCCACTCATCGAGAACAAGTTGAACGATGCGCGTGACAACATGGCGCGGCTCGTTGCTAAGCGAAAAGCCATCCAAGAAAGCGAGGACAAAGACGAAGACGAGATAAACGCGCTTATAAAAGAGAGCGAACTTCTCATGGCGAGCTTGACAGAAAAACTCGAAGTTGTTTTCCGACGCGGGCTCGCGATCGACTTTGTTCGAGGCGAGGACATGCAAGTCAGTCTCGACGTAGGTGAGATAAGCGATTACCTGAGCGCAAACTGGGTTGCGAACCAGATGTTCATACAGCAGGACGAAGCTCCAATGATGTTCCCACGATTGGAGAGCGAGGATCTCAAGACTGCGAAAGTATTTTATCAGCGCAAGGATAAGAAAGACGACAGCGCCTACAACGTCACTGACAAAGACGCTGAGAAGTACACGCCAGCGTCGCAGACAGCGGACGGCGCTGAAGACGAAGTCAAATTCATTCGTGTGGTCGAGCTGTGGGATAAACGCGACAACCACATCAAAACGATGATCGACGGTGTCAACAGGTGGGCGCGACTTCCATATCAGCCGCCTTACGCATCGACACGATTCTATCCGTACTTCGAGCTGGCGCTATTCGAGGTTGACGGTGATCGACACCCGCAGTCATTGACTGGTCGGCTGGTAAAACTACAGGAAGAATATTCAAGTGCTCGTTCCAACGGGCGTCTTGCACGCGAGCGCTCTGTACCGGGCATCATTTTTGATGCTCAGAAAATTACGCCGGACGACATCAAGAAAATCGAGCGGTCAGTTACGCAAGAGTACGTCGGGGTGAATCCGATCGGCGGCGACGACATCAGAAAAGCGTTCGCCGAAAAACCTGTTGGTCGGTATGACCCACGAATTTATGACACTACCCCGTCAGTTAAAGACATGGAAGTGATCGCAGGCGTGCAAGAAGCACTGTCTCAAGGCATTTCGAGAACCAAGACCGCGACCGAGGCAAACATCGAGCAGACTGGATTTGCGTCGCGCACGGGTGCAGACCGCGACACCGAGGAAGACGTGTTGACAGATCTTGCGCAGTACACAGCCGAACTATCAATGCAAGCACTGCCGTATAACTATGTCGTGAAAATCGCCGGCAAGCTCGCGTTCTGGCCCGAAGGTTTACCGTTCGAAGAAGTTGTGACAATGGTGAACGTCGAGATCGAAGGCGGCACGACGGGCAAACCAAACAAGCAAGCGGAACAGCAATCTTGGGCGACGGTGATGCCGCTAATTCGAGAGACAATAATTGTTATCCAGCAGGCATTTGCGACTGGTAATGTGCCGCTTGCTGAAGCACTGCAAGAACTGTTACGAGAAACACTGCAACGCATGGATGATCGGGTCAACCTAGATCGGTTCATTCCGATACTCGCAGCGACACCGGAGGGTGCTGTCCCGATAGATCAAGCTGGCGGACCAGTTACACCAACAGCTAAGACACCGGGTCAAGCACCAGCGGGGCAACCTGCCCAATAAATCACCCTGTACACTTTACGTGGACGTTCACGTTTTGTGTACAGACTATAATAATGAACGGAGTAAGAAATGACTATTGAAGACGATGCGCCTACAGGCGACGAAGTCACACCAACGGGCGACGACGGCAAGCCCACTGAGCCAACTGAGCCGAAAGAAACGATGCTTGATGCGGTCAGCAAAGCTGTTGATGCGGAAACGCTCGGCATGGAAGACGTAGATAGCAAGACGCCGACAGGAGACGATAAAGATGGGAAACCGAAAGCCCCAGATGGCGAAGCACAAAAAACCCCGGACGGCGGCGACAAGCCCAGTGAGCCGGTTAGCGGCGAGAGTGATGCTGAAAAAGCGACGCGCGAAGCAGCGGAAGCGGCAGCAGTAGCGGCGGCTGAACCAAAGCCCGGCGAGACTAAGGCTGAAAAAGAGGCGCGTGAAGCAGCGGAAGCGGCGGCTAAACCGAAGCCCAGTGAGGAAAAAGTTCCGGATCACGTCAACGATCCAATTCCTGAAGAACTCAAGGAAGGCACCAAGGATCGTATTCGATTCTTAGCCACAGCGGTCAAAGAACGTGACGAAGAAATCGTAGAGCGCACCAACGAGCGCGACGAGATGATCGAGATGGTTCGGGAAACTGGAACGACAGCCGAGGCGTACGGGCAACTGCTACAGTTCATGACTCTATATAATAGTGACGACCCGACAGCTCAGCGTGAAGCGTTCAAGGTTGTACAAGCAGAATACGTTGCACTTGCTACCAAACTTGGTGAGCCGGTTCCTGGTCACGACTGGCTTGCAGAGCACCCGGATCTGGCGAAAGAAGTGGAAGCCGGCACGCTTACTGAGCAGCGGGCTCAAGAAGTTGCACAGGCACGCGCCCGTACAAAAGCTAACGATGCGGCTACTGTGGCTGCGGCCACGAGAACGGAACAAGACAACACGACTTTACTAGCCGTGGCGCAAGGTAAAGCGGACATGACTGCGCTGGGCAAGCGTCTGGTACTTGACCCGCAGTACGCGGCTAAGAAAGCGGTTTTGGTTCCGGCTATGCAAGACATCATGCGTGCAACACACCCGTCACAGTGGGTTGCCACGTTTGAAGCGGCTTACAACAAGCTGGTACTTCCTGCGGGCACTGTGGAAGATGACCCTACGCCAAAACCGAAAGAGTCAATCGAACCGCTGCGGCCTAAGAACCCCGCAGGTGAGGGCAAAAAAGAACCGACGACTATGCTGGAAGCAGTCAGCCAGTCTCTCGGTGACGACATCGAGGACTAAAATCGCACCTACAAGGAACGGTAATGCACAAGGCCGATAAAAGAGTTAAGTATCAAAAAGAAGTAACGGCACTTGATTACATTCACGAATACGACATTGATCCCGAAAAGCGTGAGATTTATTTGTTCGGTCGTGAAGAATTTATAATCAGTTGCGACACTGAAGACTCGCACCCCGAACCTGGGATCGACT